CGGTTCATTGATATGTAATAATCCGGCACAATGTTTCAACTTCAATGTTAACCTCCCAAGATATAGTGGAGATACGATGTATGGGGATTGGTGTGAGTGGAACGACTCAGAACAGTTGGAGCGTGTTATTTCAAAGTACGTGAACAAGATGACCTATAACCGGAGTGTTTTTGATGTGTCTGATAGTTTTACAACAAATCCAAACGGGTATTATTACCAAGTTCACTTTCCAATTACCTTGAAGGTGTTTTCAGATTACTTGGAAACGGCTCAACAAAATTTGGTTGATAATGTACCAAACTATGCTTACTTCAGTGACAATCAAAAATTATTTGTTTGGAGGGATTTGTACGATTATGGATTTATTGATTCGAGTCAACGAGGGGTTGATTACCCATTTATTAACGATTCACATTATCCATTTGAAAATATTCCGTTTAGGTTGTATCCAGAAGGTGCGTCATTTGACATAACTGAGACTTATCAGATTGTATTAGACCCAATTATCGATGGCTGCGAATAACATAAGAGTTTTGTTTGATAACAGAGGTAAGGACTTGGTTATCCCAATCGAACAGACGTGGGATTTCCAAGGACAACAGCAAGCCGTTGAGGAATATGAAGCTCAAGTGGTTGCAGAAATCCTTAACAAAGACCAAGACTTTGAGGTAAACAGATTTGTTCACAAAGAGTACGACCCCAACAAATCTTCAATCAATTATGATTTTTATTTTTGGAGTTCAACAACAAACCCTGGTGTATATACAAACTCATATTTACCAAGATTTACTCCAAATCAAATATACTACTACACAGGTCCCTTTGTTAAATCTTTTTGGAAGTTGGATTTCTATACCACCCCCCAAAATAGAGACCAACAAGCCTACATAACAATTATTCTTCCCACTCAACAAGGGTTATTTCAACAAACATTGCTTAATAACACCACAAATGTTACAATAAGAAAACCATCTTATAGTTTGGATTATATTGGTGATAAAGAAGGATTTTTCTTGTATTGGTTGAAAAAAAGAAATTTCTTGGATATTAACACCTTCTACATGACCGCCAAGTTTTTTGATGGTAGTACAGGAGAGTTTACCAAGTTTATGAATCAACCTCAAAATACTTTGGCAAACCCAACGGATTTCCCTGGTGAAGAATATTTCTATTATAAAGTGGATTTGGATTACATCTATCAAACATATGAAGTTTTCAGTTATCCAAACATCGTTCGAAGTGGTACGGTAAGTAATCCGATAAAATGGTATGAATACGTGAACCCATAATGGATACACAAACAATGAGCATCAGAGTTTCTCCTGAGGTGTTGGACACCATCATTCATGATGTGACATCTAACAACCAAACATTTGGGGTATATTCTTCCATGACCGAAACTCTGACAGGGGGTACAAACAATACCTCGTTGTTAACAGGGTTAACGGTTCCCATTTTGCTTGTCCAAAACACCGTAGATGTCGGTTACTATTCGGTATTCGACGGTGCCATTTCCCAAATGAATGTGGTAAACAATTTCTTGTTTTCATCAACTACCACCAATCCATATGTTTGGAATGTTTATAATACTTCCGATATAGAATTTAATGCCTACTTGCAATTGGCGGCTTACAGAGTTGATTGGGGGGATGGTAGTCCAATACAATCTATTACGAGCTATGCTCCGAACTCTTTGGTACATAATTATCCTGCAACTCCTGCCCAATATACAATTACATTACTTCAAACCAATCCATGGGGTAACACGACGGTATCTAAAAATATACAAGTTCCATACGTTGATGTTCCAAATTTCGACCCACAGGGAACGGCGTATTTCACTCCAAATGTGGGGGAATGGCAAAACACTCCGATTTCTTATAATTTTATTTTCACGGGGGATAGTGTGAATACCGTAAATGCTCAGGTGAGTTCTGCGTATGTTACCGTACCATTTACCGTTACTGGATTGACGGCTTCGAGATTGAGTGAATTATCACAATATGGTTCACAAAAATATCTTTTGTTGGTCCCTGTTCAAAGAGATGGTGTTGATTATGGTATTGTAACGGACATTTCCTTGACATACACCGCCTACACCATTCAAGATGTAAACTACATTGACTACCAAGATGGCGTGACAATTTACTCATTGCAATCTTCAGGTTTGATACCAGAATGGATGGTTGCAGAACCTTTGGTAAAAGATGAGTTATTATTAGGCATTTCTGGTCAGGCAGAAATACAATCAAACATATTTATCGAAAGAGGGAAAAACTCTGCTTATGAACGTATCCAAAGAATTGGTGAAGTTGATAATCTTGGGGACCTCATAAAATATGGATATAGATTCTTTAACGTAACCTAAAAATGGCAACAGGAACATATGGAACGATTAGACCGGCTGATGTATCACCCGAGGACGTTCAAATCATTATGAACTATACTCCATCAAGAGATGTGACGGACAATTTTGTTCTTACTCAACTTGATGCTTCGAGTATACTTCGACCTTACTTTAACAACGCCAACACTGGTGGAAATACAAATGAAATTTTGGGTGGTTTATACAACCTAAGACTTCCCGCAGATGTTTTCACACAGATTGGTATATACACTCTGTATATCAAACCAGCCGAGATACGAACCACGATTACTGATTGTGGTGTTTTATCTGCGTTACCAAACGTAAAAGGAATCGTTATTGATTTGTCTGATGTTCCAAGTCAATTTGTAAACAAGTTTGTTGCCCAAGGTCTTGTTGGATTCCGTGTTGAATACTTAAATTCAGATGGTAGTAAAATTCCAAATTTTTTCAGAGTCATTACTTCCAATTTCTACGTAGAACCAATTGTTCAAAATTTATCGAATACTCTACAAAAAGCTGTTAGATATCGTTACACCGAAGGTGCAACAAATTTAGTTTTTTGTACCCTATCTCCGAGCTCAGCACCGACAAACAAACCAAATGCAACACCTTTCATCGGTCAACCAGCTCAAAGTATTGTTATTTCGAATACTTTCTTCAATCCACTAACTTTGGAAGTGCAAGTTTCTCAATATGACTTGGATACTCTTGGTATCGCATTGTATGGAAACCAAACCAAATCTATGGAGGACGGTATCTACACTGTATACGACGCTCAAAATAATATTTACCAACAATTTAACCTTTACGAAATTAAAGATGACTTTAACAATTTGTTGTATGAGGTTAAACAGAACAGAAATGAAAATATCGATTTCAGTAAATCTTTCCAAAATATTACTGAACAATAATAATGGCTAAAAAGTTCATCCCCAATACCGCGGCTTCAGGTTCAGGTACTCCTTTCGATAATATTGTCGGGTTACAAACTGTGCAGGGTGGTGGACTGACTCAAGGTAATTTTGAGTTCTCAACTGGGTTATCAGAAAAAGTTAATAGAAATTTTAACATAGGTGTTTTCCAAGACCCAGTTTCATTGGAGTCGTTGAACATAGAATCAGTTAACGAAGCAAGAGAATTATTAGCAAAAGAGTATCGTGTCTACCCAAACTACGACTTATCTGTTGTCACCAACTTTACCATTTATGGTTCTTTACAAAAAAGATTAGAAGTTTCTGTTCAGAGAATCATCAATTTTTTCCCTGCGGGAATCGAGGTTGACTATGTTTATTATGACTTCACGACAGGTAATACTGCGACAGGAATAACATACGATTCAATTTCAAATGAAACGGAATTGGTTATTGATGTTGATAGAATTAAAAATCCATTTTCATTAGATTATTCAACAAATTCGGTAATCAATTTACAGAATAGGGAACAAGAATTTTCACCAATAAGAGATTTGACAAATCGATACAGAGATTATGCTCTTGTAGTCAGTGGAATTACCTATCCAATAATAGACTTTACACCTTCCAATAGTTTATTCTCAGGACAAATCAGTTTAATCATAGAAGGTAATCCGTTCAGTGGTTCAATTTCTACAACTAGTTCATTGGTTATCAGACCAAATGATTATTATGTAGAAAAATCTTTTGCGGAAGATTTTGATGAGGTTGAAAAATTCTTACTCAATAGACTGACGGTACCAATTTACACGGCAACTTTTAATGTTCCAACTGAAAGTGATAGTGGTGTTGTCACAGTTTCAAATCAAAGTGTTACATGGAGTAAAGATGGACTTTGGAATTTGGATATCAGAACTCCCGAGTTCTCAAACTATCTTGAACAATTAAACGAAATTGGTGTAGAGTTCGACGCCTACAAAACAAATCTTATTGCTAGATTTTTAGTAACCGAATCTTTGTTGGAATTCGATACACCTGACCACAAAGTTGGTAAAGTATTACAAATTTACGGAAGAAGTTTCGACCAAATAAAACAATTCATCGACGCTTTGGCATACATGAATTCTGTACAATACAACCCTGGTAATGATATACCATCGATGTTATTGAAAAATTTGGCACAAACTTTAGGTTGGTCTACTAACATTTCACCAATTACAAATGAATCTTTCTTGGACTCTGTTTATTCATCAACAGGTGTTACACAATACGAAGGATTTTCAAGAGAACTAACGCCATCGGAATTGAATTATCAATTCTATAGAAACTTAATTCTAAACTCGGCTTATCTTTTCAAATCAAAAGGAACAAGAAGGTCTATTGAATTTACGATGAGACTCGTTGGAGCGCCCGACGCTTTGATTGAATTTAATGAACACGTTTATTTGGCGGACCAAAGAATAAACATGAGACAATTCAATCAGGAATTCATTCAAATTACTGGTGGAACTTATGTCGATGAATTTACCGTATTTGATTCAGGTAATACATTCTCAATTTTGGGTGTTAAATACACTGCATTCACCTCGACATCTGAAACTTTTATTGTTGACCAAGTAAGGGAGGATTATCCCGTAGACGATTTAGGTTATCCACAAGCCCCGATTGATACTGAAAATTATTTCTTTGAAAAAGGTGCGGGTTGGTTCGAGGCAACTCCCCAACACAGAAGTCCTGCGGTAGTTAATCAATCATTGTCTG